GGCACCACTTGGGGCGCCGCCTTCAAAGCCTCCGGTAGCGCCAAAGCCGCTGAAGCCGCTGGCCGTGTCGAAGCCCGCGCTAAATGAGCCCGGGCTATTGAAGCCGCCGGTCGTGAAGCCCTGTCCGCCTTGCGTGTTGCCCATGTCGGACGAGCCGGAATAGCCAGCGCCAAATCCTCCGGTATTGCCGGGGCCGCCCGTGTAGCCGCCCGTAGCGCCGTTGCTGAAGCCGCCGGGGCCAGTATCGGCCACTCCGCCGCCGCCATAGCCCGGGGTGCCCGGGGCACCAACCGGAGCGCGGCCAGATGGGGTTGGGGTCTGGGCGGGTTGGGTGTAACTATTAGGCGTTACTCTGCCGACAAAAGTTGGGGATGACGGGGTCGTAACCGGGGCCGTAACCGCGTCCCAGCCCCTCCCAACCATAGTCTTCCCCGCATCGAACATATCGGTAACGCTCGACGGGATACCTGCCGGGAGGCCAGCGGACCAGCCGGTCGGACTGGCGAAGTTACCAGCGGGCAGACCCGGTTGCCCAACATGGCCGAAGTCGCCCTTGGAGGTTTGGTTCGTGGTTGTCGTGTAGCCACCTGATGGGGTTGGGGTGCTGTGAGCGGCCTGCGCCGCCGCCGCCATTGCCGCCGCTTGCGATGCCTGACTGGCCTGCGATGCCGGGGCCGTGGTATCGCCTTCCCGGCCGAACACGCTGGCTGGAGAATATCCCGGGTCAGGCGGATTGCCGGTGGGAGACGACAAGGCAGGGTCAGAGACGTTTTCACCGAACCCTTCCCGGTCAACGCCACCCCTTCCACCAAACGGTCCCCCAACCACGGCGTCAGGCGCCGTCATGGAGGCGCTCGATGTCGTCATGGCGGCGCTGCTGAAGTCGGTGGCTCCAGAGGTCGCCGAACCTCTCCCGCCGCCGCCGAAGCTGCTGCCGAAGCTTGGCCCGTCAGGGGCGCCTGCGTTGAAGCCGGGCGCCGACGCCGCACCCAATGCGTCCATTGATACGGACGAGGCGTCGCCTGCCTGCTGCCCGCCTGCAAGACCCATGCTGCCGCCCCCCTGCCCGCCTGCAAAACCCATGCTGTCGCCCCCCATCAGCGCCTGCCCCATCGCTTGGGGCGTGATCGCCATGCCGGGCTGGTTGATGTACGGGCTGGAGGAGTCCCTGCCAGCGAATACACCAGAGCCTTGCGGCGCGACGTAGGGAACGGCGCGGGGCTGTGGCTTCGGCGGGTTGGCGAGCAAGTAGGCCCGCATCTCGTTGTAGCCCATCAAGTGATTGGGTAGAGCCATCAGCCAACCCCCGAAGAACCGAAACCGCCGTTATCGAAGCCGCCCTGAAGGCCGCCGCCCCAGCCGCTGCCAAGCGCCTCCACGAGGGCGCGCAGCTTCTCTTCCTCGGCCGGGCTCAGATTGCCGCTCTGGATTTCCTTGATGGCCTCTTCGATGACCGGGTTGCGGTCGCCCTTGCTCTCCCGGTTCACGTCAGTGAAGTACCCGGGCCGCTCGCGATCCTGCGGGTTGAAATTGCCCTCTGGGGTGCCGTCGTCGTAGCGGCTACCCAAAAGGGGATTCGCGTTCTCCATGGTCGGAGGTGCTGCGGTCGGTAGAGCGGCCGGTGGCGCGGGCGGGGCGGGAGGCTGTGGAGCCTCTGGCGCGGCGGGAGCCTGCGCGGCGGCGTAGCCGAGCTTGTGGAATAGATGGTCGCCGATGGCCTGTCCGGGGGCCTTGGATGCCCAAGGCGGGGGGCTGCGGCGCATCTTGGCTTGCGCCTTCGGGGACCAGAAGTGATCGGCCCCGCCCGTAGGGTCGCGCCCGCCGTTGGCGATGTAGTCCAGCGCCTCGGAGCCCATCTTGTATTTGGGATCGTCGGGTCGGTACTCGTCCAGCTTCTTCCGCCCAGCGCGCGTGCCGTAGGGCTCGAACTGGTTCTTCTGCGTGATGACCTGACCGGGAGAGAGGCCGGACTGATCGGCCCGATTCCCGATGACCGCAGCTACCGCCTGCATCCCGAGCGGACCCTGACTACCCGCCTCCGAGAGGAGCATACGGATAACCATGTCCCGCTCTTGTGGGCTCATGTTCTGAAAGCTCTTCATCAGAGCGCGCCGTAGTTGACGAGCTTGACGCCGCCGAGTTCAGTCACGGCATGGGGCAGGACGCGCTCAACCTCGTCGGCCATTACGCCGACTTCCCACTTGTCATCCCAGTTGTAGCGGTAGACATAAAACGGGATGCCGCTGATCTCGCCGAGCTTCTTGTAATCACGCTTAAGCCGACGGTCGGAGAGCTTGAACAGACCACCGAGAAGGTTCGCCCCCGCTCCGAACATCGCCGCGTTCTGTTGCGCCGCCGCCGTCGCCTCTGTCTGGTAGGCCTTGTTCTGCCCCTCATACCCGCGATAGACGTAATCCCCGAGCGGGGTATTGGCGACTTGCCCGCCCTGATACGGGCTGAACTGAGGCATATTGACCTGCCCGCCGGATAGGAGGGCCGACGCCTCGTTGAGCGGGGTTTGTCGAAGGGTAAGTTGCTCCTGCAACGCACGCTCGCGCGACGTGTTCGCGAACTGCGCGGCCTGAAACTGGTTGCCGAAGTTCGCCTGACGGATCGCGTTGTCGTTCTGCAACGCCCCCATCTGGTTCGTGAAGTTGCCCTGCCGCGCGGCGTTGTTGGCCTCCTGCCCCTGCATGTAGCTCGTCCACTCGCCGAGGCGGGCAGCGTTGTTGTTCTGCGCGGCCTGCCCCTGCATGGTGAACTGACCAGTGCGCGCAGCGTTCGTGGCGTTGAGTTGATCCAGATACTGCTGGTGGGTGGCCTGACGGGCTTGGTTGTCTGCGGCGGTCTGCGAGAGAAGGTTGCCGTACTCGCCCTGACGCGCGGCGTTGGTCGCCTGAATGCCCTGAAGCGACATGCCGTATTCGTTCTGGCGAGCCGTGTTGTCGGCATTGATCTGCGACAGAAGGTTATTGTACTCGCCCTGACGGGATGAGTTGGTGAGGCCAAGCTGTGCCAGCAATTGGTCGTACTCGCTGGTGCGAGCCTGATTGGTGGCCTGCAAGCCCTGAAGCCCCGCGCCGTACTCGCCGAGTCGAGCGGAGTTGTCGGTGCCGATTTGCTGCATCCGCAGCCCGGCGAGGCGGCTATCTTCCTGACTCCCGGCGAGGACAACCTGCATACGCGCGTCGTTCGACTGCCGCGTAAACTCATCCATTGCGCGGTTGTACGCCTCGGAGCCCCGCGTAAACCCTTCGTTGGTCAACTGGACATCGAGGGCCGAACGGTCGCGCTCTAGCTGGGGATTAAGCCGCGACCAAAGCGCGTCCTCGACTTGCTGCCGCTGCTGAGAGAAATCCTGCGTGCCGTACTCCAGAAGGTCGGGGCGCCCCTCGGCCTCCATCAGGTCTGGCCCGGCGCCCGCCTCCAGAAGGTCGGGGCGGTTCTGTCCAACCTGCAACAGATCAGGACGCTGCCCGGCCTCCAGAAGGTCGGGGCGGTTCTGTCCAACCTCCAACATCTGCTGACGCTGGGATGGGTCGTACTCCATCAGCCCCGGAGGGAGGCCAAGCTCCTGAAGGTCCGGGAGCCGAGACATATCGGCCTCGGAAAGCTGCGGGATGTCTAGACCGAACTCCCGAAGCAGCGGGAGATACTGACTGATGTCGCCAACCGCGTTAGGCAGGTTCTCGCCGAGTTGTTTCGTAGACGGGTCGCGCCCTTCCGCCTGCCCGGACTGGCTCCAGTGCTGCTTGGCGAAGGCAGTCGGGTCCTCCAGCCCAGAGCCGAGCCGGTGTTCGTTCTGGCCGAATTGCTGCCAGTGCTGGAGGGCGGTCATCCCGGGCGTTCCGGGGGTCGCTCCGGTATTGCCGAAGCCGCGCCCCTCTTGGGCGCCGAAGTCGAAATAGTGCTGGGACGCATCCGCTCCTGCGGCGGCGACATCCGGGTTAGCCGCTAGATATGCCTGCTCGTCAAAGAAGCCCTGACGGCCCTCGTTCTGCCCATACTGGTTCCAGTGCTGGGCCGCGAATTGTTCAGCAGACATCGGGGCGGCAAAGCCGCCAGTGCGCCCCTCTTGCTTGCCGTACTGTTGCCAGTGCTCCCACGGGTCCACACCAGCCTGCGCGACGTCCGGGTTGGCCGCGAGGTACGCCTGTCCGTTGAACTGATCAGGCCCGCGGGCGTCATTGCCCGCCAAATACTGCTGGTATGCTTGCGCGACGTCGGGGTTGGCATTGAAATAGGTCTGCGCGCCCCACTGGATAGGCGAGCCGGTATTGCCCGGGGTGCCCTGAATAGCGGCGGCAACGTCCGGGTTGGCCGCCAAATAAGATTGCTCGTTGAACTGCGAAATGTCCTTCATGGGGGTCCATTTCGCATCGGCGGCAACGTCAGGGTTCTGCTGAAGGTAATAGTTCGCGTCGAAGGGATTGAGGGCCTGCTGAACCTGATTGAGGTGGTCCGCGCCCAGGCCCAGAAGGCCGAGTTGGATGCCCTGCGACTGCTGGAGCTTCAGTTGTTCTTCGGGGGAGAGCGTGGTTTCGCGAGTGAAGGTCGGGACGTCGTAGTTGTTGCCCTGCCCGTCCGGGACTTGCTGGGAGCCTGTCTGCGTGTAATTCACGCTACCGAGCGGGCCGATCTCGTTCGCATTCCCCAACCACGAATTCGCAATGGCCGTACCGACGTTGCTCCCGGTTTGCGCGCGTGCGGTGGCGTAGGGATCGGGCGCGGCGGGAGGCGAAGGAGAAGATTTGCCCATTATTTCTGTCTCACCTTGAGGTCGGTCGGGAACATTCCGTAAATGCAGGCGTCCTGAACACCGTCGTAGTTTTTTCGCGAAACGCCTTCCAGCTTCCAGCCGATGCCCTCGGAGAACCGGCGGCAACGCTTATTCTTTCGCCCGATGACGCACGTCATCCGGGGAACGCTGAGTTGGTCGAACGGATATGTGAACAGGCGCCGTAGCGTGCTGGGCATGGCCCATGACGGGTCGGTCGCCGCGATAGTCACTTCAATGTCGATGCCGGGGCGGTAATTATGGAACACGGCCCCGGCGACTATCTGCCCCTTTCGGATAACACCGAGGGCCGAGAATGCGTTCCCCGGAGGGCGCCCCATGAGAACGGGGACGTGTTTAGTGACCCACTCCAGAACCTGCTTATCCGCGCCATAAAGGACCGAGCCGACAATAACCGTCACAGAGGCCCGCCCTCTTGGTAGATGAGGTCAACCCTGTATAGTGTCAGCTGCGTGTCGCTTGTGACGCGGACCAGCGGGGCGAAGGTGTGCCCGTACCCGGTAGTGACAACCCATTTGGCAATCTGGGTTGGTGACGCCGCCCCGCTGTACGTTGAAATAGTGGATGTGAAAGTGGTATCGTAGTCCGTCTGTAGGTAAACCTGTGGGACGAACGTGCTGGGGGCATTCATCACGGCTCGCCCCATCGTAACTCGCTTCGTCCCGCCGGGGGCCTGATACGCGAACATCACGTCGCTGGAGACGCCAGTACCGCCGTCTATGACGGCCCCCGTGAACTTCCAAACGTCCCCGTTGGTTGTGCCCATGTATAAATCGCTACCAAACACGCCAAGGCACAGCCCGGTGTCCTCAAGCCTTAAATTGCACCAACCCATCGTTTCGGTGTGCATAGCAAATTGCTGGGAAGCCGAGTTGGAAACTAGCGGGACGTTGCAGATCAGCAGCCTTTCCTTCGGCCACTCGATCAACTGCCAATTCGGTGCTGTCGGGAGGCTGGTCGCCGACGATTCAAACGTCGGGGCAATCTTCGCCGTAAGCGCCGCGCTGGCTTGCCCACTCTCGGCCAGCGTCATAGTCGTTGACATTGGGACGAGGCCGCGCGAGGTCATAACGACAAGATCGGCGCCGACGCGAAGCATACACCTGTTGCCAATCGGCGGGGGGAGTTGGTACGTGCCTACGAGGCCCCACGTCGAGGCGGAAGATGGGTCGGTGCCAGCGTAGACAATCGCCTCGCCCTTGCTCGTCAGGAATACGATGTAGTCGTCCGGTCCCAACCCGCCGTCACGCGTCCATGTGGCGATATTGACGACGTGTCCACCCCTCTTCGCGAGCGGCCCGAGATCGAACGAGGTCGCGGCCCCCGCGACGGCATTATTAGGTAGATACCAAACGAGAAGGGTGCCCACCGAGAACCAAAGGCGGTTCTTGTGATTGGTGACAGTGACGAACGTATTTTCGTTGACTCCGGTAATGGCCGGGTTCGTCCACGTAGAGCCATCCCAGTAAACCGGGGCGTCACTGCCGTTGACAAGATACAGCACACTGACCGCAGCCGAGGTCTGCATCGTGTGCGAGAAATATGGCGTCGTTAGCGCCCCGGAACCGTAGACGGACGCGCCGATGGCCCCGGCAGACGTGACATTGTAGATGTCCGTCCCAATCGCGGCGAACAGCGCCGCCGTACCCCCGGGAGGGGCGTACTCCATGAGCGTGCAAACCTTGCCCGCGGAAGAAGTGGCGTGGACTGCAACGCCCGGGGACTGCTTCAATCCGCCCGGGGTGGGTATCCAGTTCTTCAGAACCACCGCGTCAGTGAGCGGCATACTCTCCAGCGGGTCGCGCGTATTCCACCCGCCAATAGGCGCCGGTCTGCGGATGAATTTCCCCGCGCGCAGCTTGGACATTAAAGCCCCGTCAGCGTTTCAGGCATGACGGGGGCGCGCGGCACGCGGTCATACACACCGGGGTCGGACGAGAGGCGCTGGCGTGAGCCGTCGCGGATGATGGCGTCGCGCACGCGGACCTCATACGCTTGCCGGTCAGCCGCCGCATCCATGCCGTGGGCGGCCTTAAAGCGCCACACGAGCCCCAATATCAGCAGCCGCTCATCGAGAAAGAAGGTGTTGCTGTCGGCAGTAATCTCGGATGCGTCAGTGGCGGCGTTGACCCAGTTCTTGCTGACGTACTCGTAGGCCACGGTCTGATCTGCCGTGGGGGTCGGATAAATCTTGATCGTGTCCTCTTGGATACGGAACACGGGGTTGACGAACGTGGTAACAGTGGCCTGCACCTCCTGCCACTCAGCAGGGGAAATCGGCCCATTGATCCGCCGCATCGTGTCGCGGTTGAACATCGACTCTGGGATCATGTAGAGGAAGTCAGTCGCGATAGATGAAGTCTGCGCCGCCGCCGCCACCGTCGTGAATGTCTTCTCCTTCGTCAAGGACTGCCACGGGTGCCGCGAGGAGAGCGATTGGCCCTCCTCGTTCAGCAACTGAAGCAGATTCCGTGCCGTAGGCCCCGTGGCGCCGTAAATTCCACCCGGGTCTTCAATCGACAGCATATAGCAAGCTGCCGACACGACAGTGAGGACGGTCATTTAGGCGGCTTTCTGCTTCGGCGGGCGACCGCGCTTCTTCGGGACCAGAACCATTGACGCGGGGAGGAATTCCTCGTCACTCAGCGGCTCCATCTCTCCGGTCTTGTCGTTCGCCTTCAGGGCTTCCCTGAACTCGTCCATCTCCGCGCGCAGTGCGGCGATCTCGGCGTCCTTCTTGGCGAGGTCGCCAGCAACGCGGGTCTGGTCCTGCGCAGCCAAGAACAGCTTCGCGGCCTCAACCGTCTTGCGGAATCCCGGGAGCGGGATGCGCGAGAGGCCAGCGTCGGTCATTTCGGCGATGTCCTCCACGGTCCTGACGTCACGCATCTTCAGCACCTCAGCCTGTTCCGGCGTGAGTGCGTTCCACGCGGCGAGCGGCGTCCCTACATCGGGGAGGTCCTGACCGGACTTCCACGCCTCGTAGAGCGGGCGGATGCAGTCCCAAAGATCATTGGCCTCCCCCAACGTCTTGTTCATGCCGTTGGGGTCGCGCGGCCTGACCGCTGCGATACGGGAAACCTTCTCAACGCCGCGCTGCCGCTCACCCATCCCGGGCGGGCCGAACTCGACGTAATCGTGCCCGACGAGCTTGGCCGGGTCGTTGGGGTCGGGTGAGTATTTAGTCCAGAACTTGTATACGTTGGTCTTAAAGCCGGAAGACATATTGCCTCGCTGTGGGTTGGCAGATAGAAAAAGGGCGGGGTTTATGGCCCCGCCCCGTCGCCCTTACTCAGGGCAAGTCAGGAAGACGATCTTCGCCGAAGCGTCGATGGCAACCGCGCAGATGAAGTCAGTCACGAGGGCCGACACGTCGAGCGTGCCGTCCGTGCTCCCAACCGCAGTCAGTGCATTGCCGTCCGCGCCCGCCGTCAGAGCGGTGGTGAGCGTCGCCGGTCCAGAAATCTGAATCCAGCAATACTCACCGTCTGCCGGGACGGACATGAACATGCCCGCGCCGATGCCCTGCGTGTCCGTGAGGTCCATCGTGACGGTCGTGATCTGACCGGCAGAGGCTCCCGAAACCGCGTAGACGTAGGCCATGTTGCCCGCAACGGCGGCGACGTTTCCGACGCCGTTGTTGAACAGGACGTATTTGTACTTCTTGCCGTCCTCCGCGCGGTGGATAGAGCCGAGCGGAAACTGGGCGGTGGTGTCGTGGGCGTCGAGGATGACGCCGGTCTGAACGTAACCAGACATGGTTTTCTCCTGTGCTGATGATTAAGCGGCGTCGATCAGCACGCCCTGAAGCGAGCGGTTCGATACGACCAGATTTCCCATCCAATACATGGGCACGACAACCGCGTCTTGGTTCACAGGCTTCTTTTCATCGTCCTGCGTCCACATCGCCTGCTTGTGCTGGATGAGGTAGAGGTACTTCGTGTTGATGAAGTACATTTTCTCGGCAGTCGTCGCGAAGTTGGTGTTGCTGTCGAAGATGATCGACGCGCTCTTGTACTTCAGCGACTCGAAGCCCGCGCTGGCCTCCGAGGAGGACTGGTAGCGCTGGTTGTCCTGAAGCGCCTCTTCGTAGGCCGCATAGAAGTCATGCGAGCTGACGAGGAGGTCGGGCTTGTCGGTGCCGCGAACCAGAGTGTACCAGAGGGCGTTCATCTCGCCCTTGATGGTGCTCTTGCTCCACGTACCCGTGCCCGCCGCTTCCTTGAACTGGTTCCTCCACCACGTATAGGTCGTGCTGTTGAACCCACCAACGGTGCCGGTGCCGTCCGTCCCGATAAGCAGGCCGAGGCCGCCGATCTGGTTCGAACTCGCACCAGACGAGTAGATGTCGGTCGCGAGGAAGTTGCTGGCGGTGTGCTTGGCGTTGGTCGCCTTCGCCTTTGCCAGCTTGATCATCGCGTTCTCGCCGCTGTTCAGGCGGATTTCACGACCGGAAGCCACGACGTGCAGCGCGATCTGGCACCAGTCAAACTTCGCCGACGTGATGACGTCCGACGCACCAATATCCAGCGGGTCGAAGCCGGAATAACGCTGCGTGGTCGAGTTCTCCGCGTATTCGAGCGGGATGGCGATTTCGTAGCCGCCATCTTCAGTGCGGATGTTGCCGCGCTTCTTGAGGAAGGTCAGCAGTGCGTTGTTGTCCGAAACGTTGTCCACGACTTCCTTCGAGGTATTGCGAAGGGTCGTGGAAACCATCTCGGTAAAAGTAGCCGAGGGAGAAGTCATCGGTCTTTACCTATGATTATGCCTGACGCCGCCGGTAAATATCCCGGAGTTGGTCATCAAGCGCTTTGGGGGACGCCGTGTTAGCGGCGGATGATTTGACATTGAGGCTTGCAGCCTTCTTCGCTGCCTCAGCGCGAGACTTCTCCTCTGCCGCCCTCTTTGACTTGCCCTGTACGTGCTCCCAGACATCCTTGTTGAGGCGCGCCGCCTTGTCGTAGGCGTCCTCAAGGCTGTCTGCGATGCCACCTACCAGTAGCTTCGCCATTTCAGGTTTTAGGGTTTCGAAGTGCTCGTACTCAGGCTTCTTCGCGAAAGTCTCGATCTCGCTCGCCAATGTCTTCTGAACCGTCTGGACGTGCGCTTGCTTGTCGGCTTCGCGCTCTGCCCTCAGGGACCGAACCTCATTTACGAGTTTGTCGATGAAGCTGTTCTCTCCCGGGCGCGTGCCTTGTGGGCCGAACATCCGAGGGAGATCAATGCCGTAATTCTGTGCGACCTCAACAATGGTCCGGTACTTATCCGGGCCGCTTAG